TTGTAGCGGGTGGTCCAAGCTTCCTGCGCATTGTCATACGCAATGGCTTGACCTTCAGCCTTGACGGGAGCAGCGGAGAAGCCCGACAGCTTGGTCTCCTCTTCGAAGCTACGTTCCGAGGTCTCGGTTTCGTAGATCTCTTTGTGCTCTTCGCCGTAGCGAGAATACTCCATACCGAACAGCGCGTTCAGTCCGGGCAGGAGTTCCTTAAGTAGTTGTGCGCGTGAAATAGCCATTTAAGTTACTCCTTAAGCCGTGGTGCTGCTGAGATAGCCGTGGATCAACAGATTCGGCCTGACCAGAATCTCCGGGTACATCGTGAAGATGATGGTCGAAGCAGCGGGGATGTCCGTACCCGCAGCGAGCACGTTCGGCTGAGCGTTGATGGAGATGCTCGTAGCTCCCACCGCAGCGGCGGCAGTAACAAACGAACCAGTCTCAATTACCTGACCATTCGAGGCCAGATACGCAACGCTCGTACCAACGGTGATTGCAGCCGGAAGACCGGTACCCGTCAGAGTGATCGTCGTGGACGACGAAGAACCCGTAGCGGTATACGTAATCGCGGTATCTTCAACCACGCCAACACACCGAACCGGAAGGATCGTCGTGACGGGGGTGGAGGTCGGGGCCAACACAGCATTTGCCGAATTACCAGTGCTAAGGCTAGAAGCAACCGCAGCATTGTTAATCATCGACAGGTTGGTACCAACCATCGCTTTAGCGCCCGAAGCAACAACCGTCGTTGCGGAGCAAACAACAGCCTTGAAGACCGTGTCCGGATCGTCGCAAACGTAGCCCACCGCATCACCAGCCAGCGTCGAAGCGGGCCAGAATTGCGAGAACTGCTTCTGCTTGGTAACAGGGTTCGTGAACGAGCAGCCCAAAAAGATGCCGGTGATCTGGTTAGAACCAGTACCAGTCGAAACCGCAGCCCGCTGCAACATACCACCGGGGGCCGAGGTAGAGACTTTTACAAAGTCACCGTAGAAGATGTTGGTGTTGTAACCATACTGAATAGGGTACATGCGAGTAGAACCCGCAAAGACTTGACCCCCCAGTAGGTTAAGCGGTTTCAGCCCGTACGGGGCTGCAACAATGGGATAAGCCATTTAAGACTCCTTAGGGTTTCGGACCAGAGCCAAAACTGACACTGGACTTGCGCTCGGAAAAGAGCGGCATAACGGGATTGTTCTCACGAAGGAAGTTGTTGTCCACAGAGTCCATTTGAGCTTTGTTCTGACGACTATAAAAGTCGCTTCGCTGCTTGGTGAACTCTTCGGGCATTGCACAGAGGATCAGCCCACCGTACTCAATAGCACCTTTGAAGCGCTCGTTAGTACTGGCATGGGACATCAACTCAGGGTAGTCCTGCGCTTTGCAGACTTCATAGCCTTCACGCAGCTTGGAGGAGAGGTTAGACGGGTCGTCTTTACCGAGCGTTGCAAACCGAACCCAGTAATGGCTCAGGCCCGGACGCGGGTTAGGCGTGGGGAGCGTTTCAGGGCGGCGCCACGCTTTCGGGCGCTCCACAACCGTACGAACGTCAAGTTCGCGGTCAAGGCGGTTTTGTTTAGTGCTCACTTGAGTTTCACTCATAATTAACGATCCTGTCTAAGTCTTGCAACCTGTCGGGCGTATTCTTCTAAAGGCACTCCGAGTTTGCGAGCCATCGCAGCTTCGGAACTCTTCAGTTTGATACGATTAGGCGAAGTGCTACGGGAGGCCGGAGCGACCACCGTCTTCTGTGCACGGCGTGGAGGTTCATCATCCTCGTCTGCCGGTTCGGCCCTTTTTCGAGGCGGCTCATCTTCCTCATCGCTCTGAGCTTCAAAATGCTCAGGAAACCTTTTACGCATCGTTTTATCGATGGTTCGAAAGTACTCTTCAGTACCAACGTAGTCAGGACCATACTCGCGCTGCAATTTCTTGTCAATACCCATAGCAGCCATCGTCATTTCCTCGTCTTTACCCCACCAGTTGGAGTTTGAATCCAACCAGCGCTGGGCACGGGGAGAAACTTTGGGCTGAGGCGGCGTGTATGAAGATTCTTCCGGTTCAATAGGTTTTAAGCGAGCCGCTTCCTTAAGCTCCAACGTCGCCGCTGCCACCTCAGCTTGAGCGTCAGCAAGAGCATCGGCATCAGCAGCCTCAAACGCCTCCTTGTACTTTCGCTTCGCCTCGATGAGTTTCCCTTCGGCAGCGGACTTGGAGGTTTCGATAAACTGCTTCGACCCGGAAGAAAGTTGCTCCTTGAGGCGTTTGTTTTCCTCGATAACCTGCTTCGCATACGCCTCTGCAGCCTCTCGTTCACGCTGAGCGGCTTCCTTGGCACGGCGTTCATCGTGGTACCCACGAGTAAACTTCTTGATACGCGACTGAACTTTCTCATCGTAGGACGCCAACTCTTCCTCCGTTGGGTCCTCAGGAGGAGGAGCGGGCTTACGTCCGCGATCAGCAGGGGGCGTGTCATCTTCAACATCAATTTCAAACTCGTCCTCTTTATCAGCGGAAAGAAGTTTGTCCTTAGTCTCTTTCTCGTCGGGGAACTGAAACTCTTCCCCTTTGTACTCTTTATTAACAGTGTTCATAGCTCACCTCATGCAGCGCGGCGAATGCCACGCGGATCTTCGACAACAGCCTCGACCGAATCATCATTGACGATGCGGAACTCTCGACCGTGGATCTTCAGGCGGGTACCTGAGTTCGGGCGAACGATTACAAAGTCCCCCTCCTTGCAGGAAGGTCCACTTGGGAATCGAGTCTGATCTTTGTAAGCATCCGGACCCAACTTAATGACGAACAACACCGGAGTGAGTACTTCCTCGTATTGAAGTGTCTGCGCGGCCTTGATGATGCCAACTTCACTATCTTGGAACTCCTCCATCGCTTCCGGCACTACACACAGGATGTGGTAGGTCTTGGGGTCAGGCAACTGCTTGGCTTTCTGTTGAGGCGAGTTGAGCAGCCCCGACAGGTCAACTGCAGTGGAAAGGTCAGTCATCGTGGTCGATCCTTTGTATGAGGTCTTTGATGTATTCATCTGCGTGAGTTAGACCTCGGATGATCCCGCAGATGTGCCGATACTCGGCGAAATCTTTCGCGCCACCGTTAGCGAGAAAGATAACTTGGTCCTGCTTGAGCTTATCGAGCTCGCTCCTGACTGCGCTCAGGGGACGGCTATCAAACATTATTTTTTCGCTCCTTGGTTTTTATTGGGCTGAGGCTGCTGAGGGCGGCTAGCCTGCGCTCGGTCCTTAGCGATGTTGATACCCAACTTCATACCCTCAAGCTCCATCTGCTTGCTAAGCTTGTCTTTAGCAGCGGCGGCGGTGGCTCCCACCTGCATGGCCGCGATCTCTTTCTGTGCAGCGATCCGAGCTTCTTCAACCCGGATGCGGTCGGCTTTCTCAGCCGCGTCAATCTGTTGTTTCTGTGCTTTGAGCTCAAGCTCTTTCATCTTCAGCTGAAGCTCCTGCATCTGCATCTGGAGGACCGGGTCCTGCATCTGCTGCTGGGCCTGCTGTTGTTGAGCCTGCTGTTGATCTCGCTGGAGGAGTGCTTGTGAGGCTTGCGCCACAGCCTGAGCAATCTGAGCAGCCATCTCCGGAGACACGTTCTTGTTCTGCTCCTCAGTCGGCAGGACCATCCCCATCTGCTGCTCGATCTGCTTGCGATACTCAAACCCAAGGTGCTCATTAACATGAGCAAGCATCGCCGCTTGGAGCGCCTGTGCCTGCGGATTCTGCCCAATCAACGCAGCGATCTTCGGGTTCTGCATCGCAGACATGTGAGCGGTGATGTGTGCCTGATGGTCCTGCTCGATGAACGCCTTCACAGGTTTGCCTGTCAAGATGTTCTGATTCTCCTGCACCGGATCGGTAGGCACAGCATCATCTTCAATAGGCACAAGCTTCGCAGCGTTTTTGATCCCCAACACCTCAATCATCTGCCGATGAAGGAGGGGCAGGTTGTAGATCTGCGGGGCAGACTGAGCAAGCTGGAAGACCGCCTGATACTGGACGATCTTCTGCGCCATCGTCGCTGCGTTGGGGTCCGACACCGGGATCACGTCCACAGCATCGTAGTCAGACTTCTTCGCCCGACGCGACCCTTCGATCGGCTCGTAGCTGTACTCCTCGGGCGTGTAGTCGGCGATGATGGCTTTCAGGAGCTTGAACTCCTGCTTCATCGCATAGTGCAGACGCGACTGCACTGCCGTCATGACCTTGAGCGTCCGTTCGAGGATAGCGAGCGTGGTGCCCACCGGAGCCTGATTTGACATGTCGGAGACCTTCATGTCCCCGCTCGACGCAAACGCTCGCCCCTCGGCGATGATCTGGTTGAGCAGAGTCAGTAGAGTCTGACTAGGCTCTTTGTACGGAAGCGGCAGGATGTTGTCCCTGATCGACCCGCTCGGCACATCGACATCCCTAAACTCACCGGGTGCGATCGGCGTGTCGTCGCCTTTAATTCGGAGGCCCCTAGCTTTCAGACCCCCCGGCAAGTTACTGAGCGTACCCGCATCAACGAGCTGACGGATCAGCATCGTCGCAGCCTTGGCGTAACCCCCGATCAAGTGGATAAGACCGTAGCCGTAGAACCCAAAACCGGGGATATACGTGTAGTGCACGAAATGCTGACGCTTCAAATGAAGCTTGTCGTCCTCGTACCAGTTCCGCCGAATCGCAAGAATCTTGCGAGTGCCCTTCTCCACAGACACGACATAGGGCAGCGCAACCCCTGTGGCCTCACCCCGCTTGTTCTTGTGCTCGAACCCCTTTAGATCCAAGTCCACGTGCATCTCAAGAATGCGGAAGCGGTCATCCTGAACCGCAGTCATCCCCATCTCTTCGGACTTCTGCTTCTCGATGTCGTCCAGCTCTTTTGTAGGCTCGCCAAGATCGATGTCCAGATAGAACCCATTCTCCTGCAGCTTCAGGACTTCGTTCTCGGTCTTGCGCATCACGTGGGTGATCCGCTCAGCCCTCTCAAGACTCGACGCCCCATACGGCACCACAATGTCCTCGGCTGGCACAAACATCGCCACCTGCCGCCCCAGACTCGGGTCGTAGTAGACCTTCTTGAACGCTGAACCTGCCAACGGGAGTGACCACAACATCTTTTCGTGCTCGGGCCGATACTCCTGCATCACCTCAGTGAGCTGGTAGTTCATGTCCTCGCGCACACGTGCAGATGCCTCCTGCACAAGAAGCGAGTCTTTACCGATGATCTGAGTCTTGACCGGCCCCTGAGCGGGGAAAGTCTCCATCATGGCTTCCGACTGAAACCGCACGACAGCTTCTGTCAGCATTGGGTGGAACACACCGCAGGCACCCTGCCACGGCTCAGTGCGCTCCTCATACTTGAGACCCAGCAACTTCAGCCCGTCCACATAAGCCTGAATCCACTCCTTGCGGTCTTGGTTATCCTTGTCAAAGTCGTCGACAAGCTGTTCGCCAAGGGACTGCAGCTCACGGGTGTCAATGAACTCGGCTAGGTTGGAGTCAAAGTCTTCTGCGGTTTCCTCCCGCCTCTCCAGCTCAATCTCCAAACTACCAAGCCCAATGCGCACCGCCTCCGGGTCTTCGATTTCGATCTCG